GAACTAGGAGAAGATTTTGCTACTGTGCGAGAAATGTGTAAGGATGTAAATAAAACTAAGAAAGCTAAAGCAGAAAAGAAAATTAAACAGAAAAAGAGAGACTTACATGCAGATTGAACTGTCATTAAAAAACATTGTTATTGGAGTAGGTCTTATATCGGCTGCCTGTGGAAACGTATTTTATATTGGTAAATTATATAGTGATTTTGAATTGTTTAAAAATGAAATAGCTGATATTAAAGCGAATCAAAATATCTTAGAGCTAAAACAGGAGCTATTGGAAATGAATTACAAAATAAAGTCAATCCGTTTTGAAATGGACGGCACACATCTTGAAAACAGGTAGAACAGAGATAATAGATGATGTTAGACTATGGTCTAAACATTACCTTGAAGTGCCTAATCTTCATTTAGGAGGAGTACCTGCTTGCCCTTTTGCTAAAAAAGCATGGCATGATAAAAAAGTTTGGGTGTCCGTGAAAAGTAAAGGAAGCGTCTATAAACATGAATTAAGCGACTATCTTAAAAATTTACTTTTTGATGTATCAGAAATATTAATATTCTGTGATCCTTATTATAGCTATTCCTCTCAAAAACTACATGAAATTACCGAAGAGTTTAACCAATTATATAATAAAAAAGACATGTATTTTATGAGCTTTCACCCGTCTAACCCTGCCACGGAAGAAGATCAGAAATTTCTTGTAGCTCCCCAAGGAACTATACCAGCGGTAGAAAGCGATTTAAAATATTCAATGATGCTAGTACAAAAGTTCTCGCAATTACAACAAGCTTCTGATAAATTAAAAAAACAAGGCTATTATAAACAATGGCCAAAAAGATATTATCGAGACGTCGTTATATCTAGAGAACAAAATTATAAGAAGATCAATGGAGGTCTATCATGATGGGTAAAAAGAAAACTGCTATGAAACGTGGCGGAATGGCTAAAAAGAAAACTGCTAAGAAAAATATGGGCGGAATGATGGGCCCTAAAAAGAAAACTGCTATGAAACGTGGCGGAATGGCTAAAAAGAAAACCGCTAAGATGAGAGGTGGCGGAATGGCATCTGGATCTAGAGAAGGTTCTGTTATTAATACACCAACTGCTTTTAAAAAAGGTGGGCGTGTGAAGAAAACTGGTCCGTCAAGATCATTAGCAGTCGCTAAGAAAACCATAGAAAAGTTAAAAGAACAAATAGAAAATATGAAGCCAAGTAGTAAATTTAAAGCCAGGAGAGATTTCCTTGGACTAGGAGGGGCTGGAGTTGCAGCATTGCGATCACGTAAAAGCCGTCCAAACATGTCTGACATTGCGGGTAGGAAGGAAGAAGGCCCGGCTCCTGGACGAAAAATGCCTCAAACAAGACCAGGACAACAAGCTCAGCCATTCGAGCCTGATGGCGGAAGACCTCCACAAAACCCTAGCCCAGGAAGAAGACCTGGACGAACAAGACCTCCACAAAGACCACGCCTCGCCCCAATTCCAAGAGGAAAGCCAGTGCCAGGAAGAAGACCTGGAAGAAGAGGGTTACCTTCTGGAACTGTTATAGGAAAAGACGGAAAACCTGTACCATCACTGAGAGCTTCTAAGGGTGGAAGAGTAAAATAATTGAATGGCTATAAATACAGGCACACCTTCTTATTCCACGACAGCAGGATTTATATTAGATCTTGATTCGTTGATTGAAGAAGCTTATGAACGCTGCGGTTTGCAAGATCGTACTGGGTACGAATTAAAGACCGCAAGACGTTCTATTAATTTATTAATAGCAGAATGGGCTAATAGAGGTTTAAATCTATGGACTATTCAACGTCGTTCTGCAACAATAGTTGCAGGGACACAATCTATTTCAGGGGCTACTTTATATTCGGTTGATTCCGCAGGGACTGCAACTACTGATGATAATGATAGTTCTCAAATAATTGATATTGATACGGCTGTTATGAGTAATACCAATGGAGATTTCTCCATGACAAGAATTGGTAGATCTACTTATTTAGACTACACAGTTAAAACTACTCAAGGTAGACCTTCTCAATTTTATTTTGAAAGAACAATTCTTCCTACACTTTATATGTTTCCTCAAGCTGATTCGACATACACTATGACTTATTATGCATCTTTACGTATGACAGATATAAATCAATATACAAAAAATGCACAAATACCTTTTCGTTTTATGCCCTGCTTAGTAGCAGGACTAGCTTATTATGTAGCTATGAAATATGCTCCTGATCGTGTTCAACTTTTAAAATCAATTTATGAGGAAGAGTTTTCTAGAGCGGCTAGCGAAGATGTAGAAAAAGCTAGTTATAGTATGGTACCGCGACAAAATTATATTCTATAGGAGTTATAAATGGGTAAATACGCTTCCGGTAAGTTTGCTTTAAGAATATCAGATAGGTCAGGAATGGCTTATCCTTATAATGAGATGGTTCAAGAATGGACTGGGTCTTGGGTACATGTTTCTGAATTTGAAAAAAAACAACCTCAGTTAAACCCTAAAAATCATCCTACAGATTTTCAAGCTTTACAGCACGCCAAACCTCAAATTGTTTCAGCTCGAGTTTTTTTAGGTGGACCACAAGGTCCTGCTATAGTTAATGCTGATGAAATAGGATTAGGTGTGTATAATAGTGGTGGTGACGGATTAGCTGTGAATAGTTTTCAAACACTAGATGAATCATTTACTGCGTATCATGCTAATGGAGCAACTTATGTAGGAACTCGAAAAAGTATGATGCCTTTAAGTTTACAACAACCGATGCAACCAACAGCATTGATAAGTAGAACTGGAAATGTTACAGTGAGCATATCATGACCGAATATTCTGTTTTAAATGACAATGTAAGAAATTATACAGAAACAACAACTTCCGTTTTACCTGATACTGTTATTACACCTTTTATAGAGTCTATAGAGGATCAAATTTTAAGAACTGTTGATCTTACCTATTACCGTAAATATGATACTGCTACATTAACTATAGGTAATGCTTTTTTACCTTTGCCATCAGACTGGCAAAACACACGATTTATTCAAACTTTCGATGCTACTTCAGCAACTCCAGAGAGAACGTTCTTGCTACAGAAAGATATTTCCTTTATGAATGAGTATTGGCCTGATAGAACATCGACAGGTACCCCTAAGTATTATGCTATGTGGGACGACAACACGCACTATATTGCGCCAACCCCGAGTGCTGCATTAACATGTGAACTCGCATACACGTATAAGCCAGATGGTTTATCCAGTACACAAACATCTACTTGGTTAAGTCAAAATGCTCCGAACGTGCTTTTATATGGTTGTATTTTACAAGCACTTGGATACTTGAAAGGTCCAGCGGATATGATACAATACTATGATAAAATGTTTAATCAGTCTATACAGGCTCTCGCTACATATGAGATGGGGCGTGACCGTAGAGACGAATTTCGGGACGGCGTTATTCGTATCCCTCTCGAATCAAGGAACCCATAGGAGATATTATTATGGCAATTACTCAAGCTGTATCTAACAGTTTTAAAGTGGAGATCCTGAAAGGCCTACACAATTTTACGGCTACGACAGGGAACGCTTTTAAACTAGCATTATACGACGCAGAAGCAACATTATCGAAATCAACAACTGTATTTCAACAAACCGATGAGGTAGCGGCTTCAGGAACTTACGCAGAAGGCGGAGGAGCTCTAACATCAGTAACACCTGTATTATCAAGTGATACGGCTGTTTGTGATTTCTCACCAGACTTATCGTTTACAAGTGCAACTATTTCAGCGCAAGCTGCTGTAATTTATAATAGTTCAACCGTTACAGGTTTAACTACTAATGCCGCTGTTTGTGTTTTAGATTTTGGTGGAGTTAAAACTTCAACATCAGGAACGTTTACAATTACATTCCCTGCTGCTGAAGCTACCGCTGCAATTCTAAGAATAGCATAAGGAAATAATTTATGGCCACCGTCCAAGGATGGGGCCGACAAACTTGGGGCAGTGGTACATGGGGACAACAAGCTCCTGTCGAAGCAACGGGTGTCAGCCTCACTTCAGCAACCACTACCCCAACTATTACGGGTACGTGTAATGTAACACTTACGGGTCTTGGTACTACGTCCGCTACAGGTACGGCTGTAGGAACGGGAGGTCAAACTTTAACTGCTGTAGGCGAACAACTACAATCAAATACTAATACACCAACATCTGTCACAGGATCATGCGTTGTTACAGCAACAGGCATCGGATTAACATCCGCTCTTGGCGATGGTACGTCTCTTGTAACAACTGGTTTTCAAAGTGGTTGGGGAAGAGCCTTTAATGGATCTACTGGCGAAGTTATTGGTTGGGGAGATAATTTATGGGGTACACTTCAAACTTCATATGCTCTAACAGGCGTAGGTGCAACGACTACTACTGGAGATATAGGTTTTGTTGGTAGCGTTGCTCCAACAATAACAAGTGCAGGAATGTCTTCTGCTGTGGGAACAGTAGGTACATCTATATTTTTAACAGGCGTAAGTTCCGCAGTTTCAATTGGAACTTATTCTATAACGGCTGATGCAACAATAACGGTTGTAGCATCAAGTGAACCAGAACTAGATGTTAGTTTAGGAACTCCAATAATTGCGATTAGTCCAAGTGTTTTACCTGCGGGTAATCCAATGACAGCAAGTCTTGGAACAGAAACAGTATCAGGATCATGTGTTGTTACGGCAACAGGGGTAGGTACCACATCGGCTATAGGTGCTGCAACAATATCAGGGGCAGGAAATGTAACAGCAACAGGAAATGCGCTAACAGCTTCTGAAGGTGATATAACTTTCATTGGATCTGTAAGTATTACACCAACAGGACAAGCCGCAACATCGGCTATAGGGCAAGCGACACAAGAATCTTCTTATGCTTTCACAGGAGTACAAGCTACAAGCTCCCTTGGTAATCCAATTATTACAGCAAGCTCCACCTTGACTTTAACAGGAGTACAAGCTACAATCTCTACTGGAAGTATTGACATTACAAGTTGGAATACTGTTGATGATTCAAACAGCGCTATCAGTTGGGTAGAAGTGACTAAAGCTGCATAAAAAGTTTTGACAAACTTTATAATAATAGATAATACTTACTTAGGAGATTAAATGTCTACATATTCAACAAGTTTAAGAATAGAACTACAAGTAAATGGGGAAAACTCTGGTACTTGGGGAACTATTACAAACAATAATTTTTCACAATCTATAGAGTTTGCTATAGCAGGGATTGTAAGCGTTGCCTGCGGGAATAACGCTGTAACTACACTTACTAATGCTGACGGTCCTCAATCGCAATCAGCCAATCAAGCAAGAAACTCACATATTCGACTAACAGGGGCTCACAGTGCAATACGTATAGCTCAATTTCCAGCAACTCAAAAAGTTTACTTAATAAGTAATGTTACAACAGATTCAGGATCAAGTGGTCCTTATGCAATGACATGTCGTCTAGGTGCAACGGGAAATACTATTTCAATAGCTAACGGAGCAAATCGTTTAGTTTCTACAGATGGAACCAACTGGTTTGATGTATTTACTTCTATGGGTTCAATTGTAACATCAGGAGTAGATTTAAATGGTGGTGAGTTAGTTTTAGATCTAGATGGTGATACAAGTATAACATCCGATACAGACGATAAAATAGACATTAAAATGGCTAATATTGATGTAGCAAATTTAACAACAGCAAACTCAGGTGACTTAGTAATAACAACAGCAGTATCAGATAAAGATTTTGTATTAAAAGGTAATGACGGTGGATCAGCTATTACGGCTTTAACTTTAGATATGTCGGACGCAGGAGCTGCTTCATTTAATGGAGTTGTAACGGCAAATGCAGGTTTAAAAGC